CTGGTTAGCTACTTTAGCCAAACCACGACCCAGGGTTTTCATCTGAGCATTTGTCTTGCCGCCCTTGGCAAACTTCGTCATGGGCTTGCCGGGATGAAGCCTCTTCTCGTGCGCATGCACAGCTCCAGCTGCCGTCTTCTTGTCTTGTTTCAAATCTGCTTTGTCCATATTAAGCTCCTTATGTTGTCGATATGGTAACTGTACCAACTTCTATGTTCAACACCAAGTAATTTGGTGTCAAAGGATCGTCAAAACCTCTTGAACCCCCTACAGGATTCCATCCCCACTGAATGTCCCGGCTACCTTGATTTGGAAACCCAAATCCATCCGGAGCAGTACTGTTAGTTAACAGAATCTGTAAACCGCTAGTACCAGAAGCTTGATAGCTTACATCAGGACGTGGCTCTCGTACAGCTTGTGGATCATCCACAGGGTACATACCCAACTGCAACTGAGGCTGATCAGGATCCCAACACTCAGGACACACTTTCAAATTAAAAAGACGTGTCTTGATAATCTCTTTCTTCAGGTCTTTAAGCATGTACCGCTCATCACAGCGGTCACACTGAGCAATTGCATACTTGCCTGAGGAATATCTACTAGGCATACATCACCTGTAGAACGACTGTCTAGGAACATAACGATCAGGAGCCTTCTCGCGGTCTTCCTGTGACGCTAATGTCCATTGTTCTTCGTAGGCGGCTTTAAGCATCACAATACGCTCCATAGGCACGTCAGGACGCTTAGAACCAACATAATAGGCTAGACCAGCCACTACGCATGGAATCAGCCGGAATGGGATGTCTTGCACGTTAACGCCGTTGCCAGCGTCTTGCATGCGGCGCATGCGCCAGTAAACAAACACATACTGATCGCCAGGAGAGTTAGGCGTAGGCCACACGTTTACAGACGTAAGGTTATTGACCGTTACGGTTGCGCCCACTGCATGATTAGCGGCAGTTGTATTAGTGACGCCGTTGTACTGACCGCGATAACAATTAAGTAATTGATTACCGCTGACGTTAGCGTAGTAGATTGTTTCTGCATCGATTGTGATAAATCCTGTAGCTGGCAGGCTCACTGTTGAACTGAGGGTAATAGTTGTATCTGTTGATAACACTGCAGCCGCTACCGTTGCCGTAGACAAATAACTCTCATTAGACTGCCGGTTAATCCACACCTGAATAGGGCGGCCTTGCGACAACTTGTTTGGCAGCGTTGAGTACGTTGACTCAGATATACGGCTGATATTGATATCGATCTGATTAGGTGTACTAGCCTGTGTACGGATAACCTGATCCAAGAGATCAATCGTAGTACTAGGCAAAGCATAGACGCCCTGCCCAGTGTTCATTACGAATTGGCCTTGCTCAATAGTCCATAAATTGATGCCACGGTTAGCCCATTCAATCGTAAGCATGTTGAACGACCGGCGCGCGGTACGAAACTCATAACCAGTACGAACCTCAATACCCGCCCGCTCATACGCTTCCTCAACAATATCGTTGAAGTCTAGGTTAAAAGTGGAGAGTCCTGAGGTAGAAGCCATTATCTAAAGCCTGCTGTTTTCTTTGCGATTGTCTTAGGTTGGGCTACGAATTGTTTTCCGGCGGCTTTTCCTGTCCGCTTGGCTTTGGTCGTCGCAGCGTACTCAGCAGGGCTGAGACTTTTGATCGCAGCGCTTGGAAGGTATCTTTCACCTGTGTCAGAAGATTTTTTACCACTTTTGGTTCTCCATTTTTGGTCGCCCCAATCCTTCAATGATTTTTGAGGAGCTTTCAATCTCGGTAACCCCCGCCAGCTGCCTTATATTTCTTGGCAACTAGCTGAGCTTTACGCGCTGACCACTGACCTGCGCCAGTACCCTGCGTTGCTGCGGCTTTTACTTGAGACACAATCTTCTTACGGAGACCGGGTTTTGTGTAATTGCCAGCAGCGTTTACCTTGCCACCCTTTTTGTACTGGGTAAAATCAGTGTCATCCCGTCGGGCTTTCTCTACGCCTTTGGGCATTTTAGAGGCGCGGATATCGCCCATACCACGGGATGCTAACATGATTACACCATCTTTCCGCGCGTCTTACCTTTGGTACAGCAGCCATCAGCACGCTTAGAAGCCGAGCCAACAGAGCCACCTTTAGCTAGTTTCTTCATAGGAGCAGAACCACCGTCCTTATCCTGTGGAGGCTTGCCTTTTTCAGCAGTGTAAATACCAGCGTCTTGTTTACGCTCGTAGTCTGCTAGTTCTTTAGCTGTAGGACCGCCCTGTTTGCCCCGTCCTGCACCAGCGTTGTAATCAGCCATATTAACTCCTTAGCAGGTTTTGCCGCCGCTCTTCATGGTAATCATCTTGCCTTTGGTTTTACCCTTAGACTCAATGCCGCCACCTTTAGCTGCGAAAATAGGCACTTTTTTGCCGTCTTTCATCTTCATAGGCATGCCGCCTTTTTTCATGCCCATGCCGCCGCCCATAGATGTATTAGCCATAGGAGTAGGTTTTTTCATACCATCCTTAGCAGTGCTCATACCTTTTTTCATCACGGGTTTACCCATACTTGTAGCCATATCACCACCTCTTTTAAAAGATTTGCCTTTATCGGCATTGTTAAACTCTTTTCCCACGGACTGTGGGACTCCCGCCTTCTTAGCAAACGATGGATTGTTGGCCACCGCTGCCATGAAATTGTGTTGTTTCTTGCTTACGCTTGGCATATTAGACCTTAATGATCCAGCCTTTGCCAATTACAAAACCAACAACCAACATACCAATCCAGATAAGCGCTTTCTCTACAACGGTTTTACCAACCTTTTTGTAGAACTCGCCAGACATTTCTTCAATGGCTAGCTTTGCCGCTCTTCTGGCAATGGCTTCTTCACGATCTGTTAATTCAATATCGTTCATGTTAGCAATTCCAAGCCCGTAGGCTTTTATTGATCCGTGAATCCGGGTCGTTTGCAGTCTTGGCCGAGGTCAGCTTCTTTTTCATGCCGCTCATCCTCGCACAGAAAGAGTCTCGCCGGGAGCCGCCTTCTGGCTGGGGACGTTTCAAGTTCATGCCTTGCGCTTTCGCAGAGGCTCGGCCTTTGGCGTTCAAGCCGCCCTTCTCGGACTTGCCTTCTTTCCTCTGCCATGCTGGTGACTTTGCCATTTTAAGAACCCTGCATGTAGTTCTGGATTAAAATGATGTTGAAGTACGAACTCACTGCGTTGTTTGCGGCGGCTCCAATTGCACTTGCACCCACACAATTCTTTTCTGGAATTATGTAAGGCTGTTCAAATGAGAACACAGCGTCGCTGTTATTTACCGTACTTACAGCCCCAACTCGCAAAATGTTGTCTGTGCCATGTTGCTTCAAAAAGGCGGTAACAGCAGTCGAGCCAGAGGCTTGACCAGCAGAAATTGAACCCGTTGTCATATAACCTGTGAAGCCTGCTGGAACACAGTAATGACCAGTGGTGCGCTGGTTGTAACCGATTGCAATGATGTCATACAAAACTGCTGGGACACCCGATGTCACCGTGCCAGTGCCAGCATTGATGTTGCCTGCGTTTGCACCGCCAGAGCCAACTGTAGCGACATAGAAACTATTCACATACAGGTACGATTTTGTTGTGTTGACTGCTGTTTGACCGTTCAATATCACGGTCTCGTTCACCACAGCAAAGTTGCCGTCAACGCCTTCAATAAAAACGGTTCGCGCACCAGTGCCAGCCGATGCGTCATCAGCGCTGGATGAACTGATTTTTAAAACGGATGCAACGGTTGGGTGTGGAATAAGACCACCATCAGGCCAGATTGTTTCTTCAGATGTATCTACATCTGGGTTGTATCCAAACACAATGACTGTTCTGTGCCCTTGAATTTGACCGCGAGAAACTTGCAAGCCAAACGGCTCATACGTACCCACTTGGGTAATAGAACGCCAGATTCCAAGATTAGCCATAATCAATCTCCTTTAAAAAAGGGGCCAAAGCCCCAAAGATCAATTAGGCTGGTGTAACAGCGGTAGTGCCGTCAGCATTCACCCAAGTGCTAGCAGCAGTTGCGCCTGTAGCAATCTTCAATGTACCCAAAGTGGTGTTAAACACAATAGTACCTGCAACTTTGCCAGTAGTGTTTACAGCATTTGCAATGTCAGCGATTTGTGCTGTAGTAGCAGTACGGAGTTGAATGTAGCCAGCGGTAGCAACTACGTTGCCTGTAACCGTGCCTACTACGTTACCTGTGACGTTGCCTGTGACGTTGCCTGTTACGTTACCTGTGACGTTGCCTGTGACTGCGCCAATAAAGCCATTTGTGGACGTTACTGGGCCGGAGAAGGTGGTCGATGCCATGATTTTTCCTTACATACAAGTGGAGTGCATTAGTCTGTATGTCGTCAGCCGGGACTGTCTAATGCACCGGATAACCCCGGGTTAAAAGCAATATACAACAAAAGAAAAGGGGGCGCAAGGCCCCCTTTCAAATATTTCCTAAGAAATATTAAGCACCGGCAGAGCCGTACATGCCCAGAGGGTCAGACCAGCCGAAGCTGTAACGCTCACGAGACTTGTAACGGACGTTACCTGTATCGAAGTCACCGTCCATGCTGTTCTGCAAGGGGGTACGAACGAAATGCTTCATGCCGTTAGGCACGTCTGTAGTCAAGAACCAAGCATTGGTGTCAGTCAAGAAGTGGTTAATTGTGTAACCTTCAGGAATTGAACCGTTGTTCTTCAATGCGTTGATATCGTTGTCAGCAGTAGCGACGCGGAGTTCAGTTTCGAGCAAACGAGTTGCCGTGAACTGCAAAGCAGAAGGAACGACCAATTTCTTGGGTTTAGCAGCAATCAGCAAGCCACGCTCATCTGTCCATGCGGCGATCTGAATAACAGCGTTTTCCAACGATGTTTCATTCAAGTCGGCAGGGGTAGATGGGATGTTGCTGTTAGTACCACCGGAGACCAAGGGGTGTGCGCTAGAGAACAAAGCGACGCCGTCACCACCTGTGTAGGCAGCTGAGAAGCCGTTGTTCAACACCGCAGCAGCTTTTACTTGCTTGGTGTAAGCCATGGCGCGAGCCAGACCTTTGGTGTAACGAGCAGACAGTGAATCATACAAGTTATCTTCA